CGTTAGCTGCAACTTTGTGACCAGCGGTGCCATCACCGGCAACCTGGAATAATCAGGTGTATAGTCGGGGCGATTTATTCGCCCCCTAGATGGCAGCCCAAAAGCGAACTGTCGATTTGCTGGTTGAGGCATTTGACCTCAGCCAGCGTCGCAAATTTGTTCTTAAGAATGCAGACGGCAAGCCTGTCGTCGATTTGTATTTCAAGCCGATCACCCGCGCTGATCGCAAGAAGGCTCAGGCCCTTGCTGGCAGTGAAGAAGCGCTAGAGATCAGCACCCAGATGCTGTGCCAGATGGCAGAGCTTGAGAATGGCACCAAGGCCTTTGCCGCGGCCGATGCACCGAAACTTCAGCGCCAACTGCCTGAGTCTGTGCTGAACGAACTAGAGCTGTTCCTCTTCGGTCTTGGCGAAGACACCAGCATGGAAGAAGCAAAAAACGACTGAAGCAGGACAACTGGCTCAACTTTGAGTTTTTCTTGGCCTGCGAGTTAGGCATGACAGTGAGCAAGCTCCGCACGGAATTAACCGACGCGGAGTTCGTTCATTTTGCGGCGTACTATGAGCTGAAAGGCGAGCGGGAAGAACAGGCAATGAATAAGGCAAGGCGCCGCCGATAGACTGCATTCAGTCTTGGGCGTGCTGTGGCAGACGTTGCCATTAGGTTTGAAACGTCGCAGGCCAAGCGTGCGACAAAGGATCTAACTAGCGATACAAAGAAACTTCAGGAGGCTGTACGCGGTAGCCAGTCAGCCCTTGAGAAACAGGGCCGGGCTGCAGGTGCAGCGGCTGCTGGGACGACCAAGTTTGGGGCCTCGGCCAAGCTGGCGGCCCCTGGTGTTCGTGCGCTTGGTGCTGCAGTCAAGGCAGCGTTAGGCCCTGTTGGCCTGCTGCTGTCGGCTGCGGGTGCAATGACCCAGGCCTTTCAGATTCTGTCCCAGCAGGATTTTGCAGAGGCCAAGGTCCGATCCTTGGGCGTCAACAGCAAAGAGCTGACAGGCATTCTCAAGGGCGTCAGCAACGAGTTGCAGGGACAGGCCAGCGTTGTTGATCTAACCAGCGCCGCCTACGACGTGGCCTCGGCTGGTTTCACCAAGGCGGCCGACGCTGCAAAAATCCTGAAGGCTGCAAGCCAAGGCGCCACCGGTGGCTTCTCTGACATCAACACCGTTGGCGATGCAACCACCTCTGTCTTGAACGCCTACGGCTTGGAGGCTGACAAGGCGGCCAAACTGGTCGATGGGTTCATTCAAACTCAGAACGACGGCAAGATCGTCATTGGTCAATATGCGGCCAACATCGCGAAGGTGGCCCCTGTTGCGGCTGCCTTGGGTGTTCCTCTCGAAGAGGTGAACGCTGCAGTCGCTCAGATCACCGCAGGCGGCCAAAACGCAGAGGTCACCTTCACAGCCCTGAAGACGGCCTTCGCTCAAGTCGCTGCTGGCAAGGTCGGCGACGAGTTCAAAAAACTTGGCGTAGATATCAGTGCCTCGACCCTGAAGTCGGACGGCCTGGCGGGCACGCTTGAGAAGATCAAGAAATCTGGGGCCGATGCTGGCACCGTGATCAAGGCCTTTGGGACTGAGGCCGGGCCGTCGATCTTGGCCCTGCTGAACGACACAGAGAAATTCAACAAGCTTCTAGAGAATCAGAAGAACTCGCAGGGTGCCGCAGCCAAGGCAGCGTTTGAGGCGGCAGACACGATTCAGGGCTCGATCAAGCGACTGCAAACGGCCTTCCAAAACCTGTTCGCCGATGGCTCAGAACTTGGCGTTCTTCTGAAATCAACGTTCAAGGTCGCGGCCGTCACTGTCGAGTTTCTTGCGGCCGTTGTCAAAAACACGGTGGCGCCTTTCCGGGCGATCATCGCGGCCGTTACCGAGATCGGAGCAGCAATCAGCCAAGCCCTTGGCATGGATGGGGTGAATGTTGCGTTTGAGCTTGAGAAGGCTTACCGCGGATTCCTCGACACGCTGGGCCAGATCAGCGATTTCATCATTGGCCTTGGTGTCCGCTTCGGTCAGTTCATCGGTGGCATGGTTGCCGGCACCAAGAATGGCGTCGCGAATATTAAGCAGACGCTGGTCGGTGGTTTCACCGATGCCTTTAACAAGATCGCCTCTGTCGTTCAAAGCCTCTACAACAAGCTCCCTGGCCCTGTCCGCTTCATCCTTGAAAAAGCGGCAAAACTGATTGGCGCAGTCGGTGCAGTGGCTCAGCAAGTTGCAGGCCAAGCAATCACCGCTGTTACTGGCTTTGTTGGAACAACAGTAGAGGCCGGCCGAGGATTCTCGCAGGGTGGCGGAACCACTCCGCAACAGCAAGCAGCGGCCGCGGCCAATGGCATTTCCCCGACTGGCGGGGCTCTAGGGAAAAACGAAAAGGACAAAGAGGCCGAGCGTCTGGCAAAACTGGCCGAGGCATCTAGGCAACGAGTTCAAGCCCTAAAGGATCAGGCTGCTTTGGCTGCAACTCGAAATGATGAAGAACGCCGGCTTGTGCAGCTCAACATTGACCTTCGCAAGATTCAAGAAAGCACCAAAGGGCTAACCGACGAGCAGATCAAATCTGAGATCGCGGCAAGGATTGCGCTTGAAGACAAGGTGATCGCGGCAGAGAAATACAAGAAATCCCAAGAGGACGCGGAAAAGGCAGCAAAGGCCGCGGCCGATGAGCAGAAGAAACAAGCCGAGCAAATGCGGCAAGTCTTTGAGGGCATTGGTGCATCAATCAGAGACGGTGTGATCAGCGCAATCAAGGGCGCGATTGATGGCACCAAGAGCCTCCGCGAGGTTGCCGTCAACCTGCTCAATGACATTGCAAATCAGCTGCTTAAATTCGCCGTCAATATGGCTCTGTTTGGCGTTGGGTCTGGTTTTGGGTCTGGCGGTGGCCTGCTTGGTGGCCTGTTTAACTTCGGCGGCGAGCGTGCAGCCGGTGGCCCTGTTTCCGCTGGTAGCTCTTACCTCGTGGGCGAGAGGGGCCCCGAACTTTTTACCCCCAGCCGTAGCGGTGCCATCGTCCCAAATAATGCAATGGGTGGCGCCAACATTGTCGTCAACGTGGACGCCAAAGGCACTCAAGCCCAAGGCGACCAACCGAACGCCGCTGCACTGGGACGTGCCATTGGTGCTGCAGTGCAGGCAGAATTGATTAAGCAGAAGCGTCCGGGAGGCTTACTCGCCTAATGGCTACATTCCCTTCAATAACACCGACCTACGGCGCTCAGAAAACAAGCGCTCCAACGAATCGCGTCATTAAGTTTGGCGATGGCTACGAACAGGTCCTGCGTTTTGGCTTAAACCAAAATCCCAAAACCTGGAATTTGACTTGGGAAGTCTCCGAAACCGATGCAGACACAATCGAGACATTCCTCGATGCCCGCGCTGCCGATGGGGACGCCTTTGACTGGACCCCGCTAGATACGACCACCAGTTACAAGTGGCGTTGCGATCAGTGGAGTAAGACGATCCCTTACCTGAATCGCGCCACAGTCACAGCCACCTTCCGTCAGGTCTACGAACCGTAAATGGCTTACACCGCATGGCAGGCGAGTAATTCCTACGCGGTAGGAGATGTCGTCCGCCCGACAACGACAACTGGAACCGGCTTGGTTTTCCGTTGTACGACGGCTGGCACCAGCGGTAGCAGCGAGCCAACTTGGGCAACGATTGGCAGCCAAGAGGTCAACGACAACACTGTTGTTTGGCTATCGGTTGGTGCGATTGCGCCAGAAATGTCGGACCTGTCCCCGACATCAATCATCGACCTGTATGAGCTGCAGCTCTTCCCTGCACTGCACAACGTCACTGCTGGTGTCGATGACCTGTACCGCTTCCATGCTGGTTTGACCCTTAAGACGCCAAACACAGGCGTGACTTGGAACGGGAATCAATACACCCGCTATCCGATCGAGGTGGATGGATTTGAGTATTTAGGCAATGGTCAGTTGCCACGCCCCACAGTGCGCGTGTCAAACCTATTTAGCTTTTTGTCGTTGATCATGATTGAGATCAACGCAACCAACCCAGGCAATGACCTGTGTGGGGCGAAGCTGACGCGGATCCGCACAATGGCGCGTTATCTGGATGCAGTGAATTTCCCTGGTGATACTAACCCTTACGGCACGCCTGATCCGACAGCCGAAGCGCCACGGGAGATTTATTACGTCGATCGCAAAGTCACAGAAAACCGGGACGTTGTTGAGTTTGAATTAGTCTCTGCGTTTGACTTGGCAAATGTTCGGGCACCCAAGCGCCAGTGCATCGCCAACATTTGCCAGTGGGAATATCGCGGCAGTGAATGCGGCTACACCCGCAGCGACTACTTTGACGCCAACGACAATCCAGTATCAACCTTGGCTGAAGACGTATGTGGTAAACGTCTAAGTAGCTGTGAACTACGGTTCAACCCTAATGCTGATGAAGGAGTGCCTTACGGCAGCTTCCCGTCACTTGGTACTTACGTCGGATGAGTGAATGGAAAGCGGCGGCACTGGAGCACGCCAAAGCTGAAGCCCCGCATGAAGCGTGCGGTTTGCTTGTTGTTGTCAAAGGGCGTGAGCGTTACTGGCCGTGCAAAAACCTGCAGACCGAAACGGATCAGTTTTTGTTGGACCCAGAGGATTACGCCAACGCGGAAGATACCGGCGAGATCTTGGCCGTGGTGCATAGCCATCCCAACTGCTCACCGCAGCCAAGTGAAGCCGACAAAATCTCAGCTGAAAAGTCCGGCTTGATCTGGCACATTGTCCAACCGCATGAAGAGACCTGGGCGACGTACCAGCCTTGTGGTTATGAGCCGCCGATGGTTGGCAGACCATGGGTTTGGAACGTCAGCGACTGCTGGACCTTGGTCCGTGACTGGTATCAGCGCGAATGGGGATTGCAGTTGCGGGATTGGGACCGTCCAGCTACACCCGATGAGTTCAACGCAGATCCATTGTTTGAACGGTGTTACGAGGAAACGGGGTTTAAGGAGGTTGACCGCGCTGATGGTTTCAAGGTTGGCGATGCGTTGCTGATGGCATTGGGCACGCCGGGGCTAAGCCACTGCGCGGTGTATTTGGGTGATGGGATGATCCTGCAGCATGTGAGAGGTCGCCTCAGTAGCCGCGACCTTTACGGCGGCTATTATCAAGAGATCACAGGGCGAGTCCTGCGTCACATCAGCCGAGTTTGACGATGCTGCGCAAGATTAAGATCTATGGCTCGCTGGCAAAATTCCTGAAGCGCCGCGTTTTCCACGCTGACGTTGCCAACCCTGCTGAGGCAGTGCGTTTTTTGCTGGCGAATTTCCCGGTCTTACGCAGTCATATGTCAGACCAGTATTACAAGGTGCTGGTTTCTGATCGAGCTTTAGATATAGGAGACGAACCCGAACAACTGCACCACCCGATCGGAGCAAAAGAGGAGATCAAAATTGTTCCGGTAATGGCTGGTGCGGGTAGTGGTGTGGGCAAAATTTTGGCTGGTGTTGGTTTAATTGCTGCTGCAATCATTCTTGGTCCAGTCGCCGGCGGATTTTTGGGGTTGGGGGCAGGCTTGAGTGGAACAGCATCTGGAGTCGCTGTGTCCGGTTTAATCGGTGGCGCAGCTGCAACAGCTATCGGCGCCATTGGTGCATCCTTGGTGCTTGGTGGTGTAGCCCAGCTAATTAGCCCAGTCCCGCAGTTGGGAGTTGGCAATGTTGGCGAGACCTTTAGCAACCAAGATCCCCGCAAGTCATACAACTTCAGCGGTATTCAAAATGTCAGTAGACAGGGCGTACCAGTCCCGATTGTCTACGGCGAAACGATTGTTGGCAGCGTCACTGTATCTGCCGCAATCTTGACCGATGATCCTGAAGCAGCTGCTTACTAATCATGCCTGCAATATCCCGCGACAATCTAAATAACTTCCAGTATGCGCGGATCCTTGATCTGCTCAGCGAGGGCGAAATTGAAGGCTTTCCTTCAGCAAGAAATTACACGCGAGATACAGAGGCATACAACAATGCAGCCCTCAAGGACATTTATTTAGACGACCAGCCTATCCTGCAATCTGGTGCGGATCCGACCAACCCTCAGGACGACGATTACAACTACAAAGGCATTCTTACTTATCACCGTTACGGCGAGCAATCACAGGGCTGGATTCGCGGCTTTCGAGCAAGTGAAACCGCTTACAACGTTGGCGTTGAAATTCAGTACGGCAGCCCAGTAACCCGCACTATTACAGATACAACGGTCGATGCTGTCCGCGTCACGTTCTCTGTTCCACGTCTGGAATATTTCTACGAAAACGGCGATTTCGGTGGGACGCAGGTCAACTTCCGCGTTGAAGTTTCATACGACGGCGGGGCATTTACTAGCGACCCGTCATACGGCGGTATCCCTAGCGGTGACACCCGGATGCAGATTTCAGGTCGCACCAGCGACTTATATCAGCGCACAGTTGTCGTCGATGTCGTTCAGCCCAGCCTGTTTACAACAAGCTTTGCCGTTCGCATAATCCGCGAAACACTGGAACCCCCTAACGGTGATCCTTCCGGCGTAACCCGAATCGACAAAGTTTATTGGGCTTCCTACAGCGAAATTCGTTACTCAAAACTGCGTTATCCCAATAGTGCGCTGTGCGGTTTTGTTCTTCCTGCTGAACAGTTTGCAAGCATTCCGCAGCGTGCATTCCGCATTCGCGGTATCAAGGTCAACATCCCTAGCAATGCCCGTCCTGCAATCGGACCTTATGGCCGTGGCGCACTAATTTTCAGGGATGAACCCTGGGACGGCACTTTTACTGAAAACACCAGCGGCGGCTACACCTACGGCGGCAAGCAATGGACATCCGACCCAGCCTGGGTGCTCTGGGACTTACTGACTAATAATCGCTACGGCTTAGGCGACCACATCAATACTGCCAATCTCGACAAATGGGCTTTTTATGAAGCTAGCCAATTTTGCTCGGCCCGCAACAGCTATTTAGTTGTCAACGAGGAAACAGGTTTAACTGACGGGCGCAGTGGAACGACTGACGATTATGACCCGCAAACCGGGCGGCATGGTCTGAACGACGGCAACAACACTTACGAACCCCGCTTCTCCTGTTCGGTCAATATCCAAACCCAAGAAGCTGCATACAAACTGATCAACGACATGTGCTCGGTATTCCGGGCAATGCCGTTCTGGTCTACTGGGGCACTGGCACTCAGCCAAGACCGCCCCACTGATTTCAGCTATTGCTTTAGCCCTGCGAACGTTGTTGACGGCAATTTCACCTATAGCGGCAGCAGCCTCAAGACCCGCCACACGGTGGTGCAA